GACTTCGGCACTTTGATCCGTGGCTTAAACGTCTACGGTTACAAAGTTGTTCAAGCCGATGGTTTGGCACTCTTGCAAGCAGCAGGTTAATAGCTGATGATAGGTGGGTGGGGACACCCCCCACCCCTATTCTAATCTAGGAGATTTGTATGACGATTCAAAATAAGCTTATTTCTTTAGGCATGTGGGGAGAAATGGCTGAGCAAGTTTGTTTGGGTGATATTACTTCCGGTTTAACTGCCGCTGGTTCCACTCAAGCAGATGCTTTAGCTATTTCCGCCGATGCTAATATTTTTGGTACTGTAGCATCCGGTACTGGCGCTGTTTTGGCCATTCCTGCCGCTGCTCGTGTTATTGTCCGTAACGGCGGCGCAAACGCTTTATTGGTTTATGCTCCTGTTGGCGGAACAATGAATGGTACTTCAAACGGTAGTTTATCTATCGCTACGACCAAAAATGCAATGTTTGTATCAGCTGATGGTATTAACTGGTATTCGATTCTTTCAGCGTAATAAATAGAGGGGGTAATACCCCTCTTCCATATATAATAGGACTATGGGAACAATTACCGCTCAATCCATAATTAATAAAGCAGCGATTCAGTTAACTGACGTTGGTAATACTCGTTGGTCACGTGCTGAATTACTAGACTGGCTTAATCAAGGGCAGAAACAAATTGTTGTCATGTCCCCTAGTGCGACTAATAAAGTCAGCACAGTTCAATTAGTTGCAGGTACTAGACAGAATATTCCGTCAGACGGATGGACTTTATTAGAACTTATTCGATACATGGGCACAAATGGCTCTACGCCAGGGCGTGCAATTCGAGTAACTTCTAGAGAACTAATTGATTCTTTTAACCCTACTTGGCATGCAGCCGCAAGGTCTGCAGTTCCAAAACATTACATATTCGATCAACAAGATCAGACAGTGTTTTATGTATACCCTCCTAACAATGGTCAGGGTTATGTACAAATTAATTACGCTCCAGTACCTCCGATGATTACTTCAGAAAGTACTGTAATATCAATTAGTGATACTTTTGAGCCAGTTCTATTGGACTACATTCTTTATCGGGCTTGTAGTAAAGATGCAGAGTATGCTCCAGGATTACAGCTTGCAAGCGGATACTTGTCTACATTTATGGCTTCTATGCAAATTAAGTCAACTTCTGAGTTAGCTAATAGCCCAAATCAAAATTTTGCTCCAAAAGACCCAAGCAAACCAGGATCTGAGTCATGACCCAAGCATACGGTTTTTCTGTTTCTTACGACGAGTTTTTGCCTCGAGTACTGCAATATGTACCTGATGCATCTGAATTTATTGCTATTGACGCAATTAAACAGGCTTGTATTGAGTTTTGTGAAAGAACTTACTATTGGCAGTACACCATTCCAGCTATTAACATAGTTAATGGGCAAGCAAGTTATGTAATTAACACCCCAGCAGACACCAAGCTGGTAGGGCCCATTCAAGCTTACTTTAATACTGCGTTGCTTATTCCTAAAAGCCCTGACGAATTAGCTGATATTTACCGCATGGGGGCATGGGATCAGTTGCAGGGATCACCTCAGTATATTACCAGGACTATTAAACCAGAAGTTCTTTTAGTACCTATTCCGTATATTACCCAACCAGGTGCTTTGTATTTAAGAACCGCTTTAGCCCCGACTCAAGACTCTACGGAGATTGATTCTGAAATCTATGAGCAGTGGGCAGAAGCTATTGCTTGGGGCGCTAGAGCTCGTTTATTGGCTCAGCCACGGCAGGATTACACCGATAAAGCAGGGGCTATTGAAGCCGCTAAGATGTTTAATTATCATATCAGTAGAGCTAGAATCCAGATGAACAAGGGCCTTACACGAGCTTCTACAAGAACCGAATTCCAGAGGTGGGCATGAGCACTATACGCATAGTACAAAACGACAATTTACCAGAGGTAACTCTAACTCTTACCGACCGGCAAACTGGGGACCCAATTGACCTTTCAGCGGCTACAACTACAGTAGTTGTTAAGTTTCGTGCCCTTGGTAGTACTACAGTTTTATCTACACTAACTTGTTCAAAAGTAAATGCAGTTAATGGTGTTGTTCGTTTTGGTTTTCCAGGAACTACATTAGATGTGCCAGCAGGACAGTATCAAGGTGAAATTGAGATGAGTTTTAATGGTCAGATTTTGACGGCTTTTGACTTACTTAGCTTTACCTTACGCGCTGATTTCTAATGGCATTTAATTGTCTTAATCCTGACCAAGCGGTAAGAGTAGAAGTTTCTTACCTACAACCTACTTTTAGTGTCAGTTATTTAGACGTAAATATTTGTGCAGCTGTGACTTTTCCTGATGTTTTAGGGGTAGAAGTAATAACTCCAACAGATGCAGTTACTTTAGCAACTACTAAAGTTTTAGCAGATACATTAGGTGTTCCTGTAGATTCAATAACTTACGCCGCACAAAAAGCAATAGCAGATTCTGTGACTTTATCTGACGCAGTTCAAGTATTTAAAGTATACATACGTAACTTTACTGACGTACTTAATGCTCCTGATGCAGCTGTTTTAGATATTTATCCATCACCAAAACAGGATTTAGCGACAGTTTCTGATTCTGATGCTCTAGATATAACTAAAAACTTGTCTGAAAGCATAGGCCTTCAAGACATGATGGATGGAAATATTCAGTACTTACTTATTAAGGTACTAAACGAGGCATTAGCGGTATCTGATACGCAAACAGTTGTTTTTGCGACAAATAAATCGGATAATGCGGTATTATCTAGTAGTGGAGTCTTGTCTATGCAAGACTATTGCGATATAACTTATTTTTTAGAAGATTATGTGGGACAAACCCGCACATTTACATAAGGAGCTGTAATGAACGCAACTGAAAACTTAAAAGCCTCCGGCTCCTTGCGAGTCGTTGTTACTGGTGCTGATGGTAAGGTAAAAGAAGAGTATGATTTTAAAAACCTAGTTGTTACCGTTGGTAAGAACTTTGTCGCTTCACGTATGGTTGGTACTGCTTCTAACGTCATGAGTCATATGGCCGTTGGATCAGGAACAACAGCAGCAGCAGCTGGGGATACTACTCTTGGGTCTGAATTAGGTCGTGTAGCTTTGGCTGCTTCAACAGCTACTACTAACGTAGTAACTTACACTGCAACTTTCCCAGCAGGTACAGGTACTGGTGCTGTTACTGAAGCAGGTATTTTTAATGCAGCTTCTGCCGGAACTATGCTTTGCCGCACAGTATTTTCTGTAGTAAACAAAGGTGTAGATGACGCCTTAAGTGTCACCTGGACCATTACAATATCGTAAGCAATAAACGGATAAAGGGGTAGATTTTGACTACCATTGTTACTCGTGCTGGTAAAGGATCGCCGTTAACTAATAACGAGGTCGACACCAACTTTACAAATCTTAACGACGCTAAGATAGAAACGCTTACGTCTACGAACGGCTCTGTCAATATTACAGGTACAGGGTCAACTCGTAATTTAAGCGTTGCTGTTGGAGGAAGCGGCGGCGGAGCGTCTATTACGTACTATTTAAATGGTAGCGTAAATCAAGGCACTATTAGTGGTAATATCTATTATGAAATGAACAGAACCCCTATATTAGGGGCGGGTACAGATTTTACCATTAGCGCTAACGGTTATATTGCCCAGTTCATTACAGATGCAAACGATCCGTCTTTACTTGCAATTCCAGCAGGTAATTGGAATTTTGAGATGTACTTTAGTGCATCTGCGGCCGGAGGTACTCCTAGTTTTTATTTAGAGTTATATAAGTATGATGGCACAACATTTACTTTAATTTCAAGCGGGTCAACAGCTCCTGAAAGTATTACAGGTGGTACATCTATTGATTTGTATTTTACAGCTTTAGCAGTACCTCAAACTACATTAGCCGTAACTGACCGTTTAGTCATAAGAGTTTATGTAACCCACAGCGGTAGAACAATTACTTTACACACCGAAAACAGTCATTTATGTGAAATTATTACAACATTTTCTACCGGTATTAGTGCAATAAATGGCTTAACTGCTCAAACTCAAGGGCTTACAACAGGCACATCAGGCTCAGACTTTAATATCTCAAGCGTTACAGATGTCCATACCTTTAACCTTCCATCAGCTTCGGCTTCTGTTCGTGGTGCTTTAACATCGGCAGATTGGACTACCTTTAACAATAAACAAGACACTTTTGGTTCTCAAACGGCTAATACTTTTTATGCAGCTCCTAACGGAAGCGCTGGAGCACCTACATTTAGGGCAGTTGCCGCTGCAGACATTCCAACACTAAATCAAAATACTACCGGTACTGCTGGTAATGTAACTGGAGTTGTTGCGCCGGTAAATGGTGGTACAGGTTTAACTTCTTCAGGTACTGCTGGTAATCTATTAACTTCAAATGGATCTGCATGGGTTAGTTCTCCTCCACCATCAGGCGGTCAATACTTTGGAACTGCTGCAGTAAAAGCAATTGCCTATAACGCTTCAAATATTGACGAAAATATTACAATTACTTATAACAGTATGTCTGTGGGTCCTATTACTATTGGTTCTGGCTATTCAGTTACAGTTAATTCTGGCAAAAGGTGGGTAGTACTATGAGTGTTATTTTATCAGGCTCAACTAGTGGAAGTGTTACATTACAAGCACCAGCCGTTGCTGGCTCTACCGTATTAAACTTGCCAGCTACATCGGGAACTGTAATTGTTACTGGCGGAACTTTAACTAATTGCACAGTAGATGGCACAAACGCCGTTGGTTTTTTAACCATTCCACAAAACTTACAATCAGGTACAGCATATACATTAGTTCTTACAGATTCTGGTAAACAAATTTTTCACCCATCTGCTGATACCACAGCAAGAACCTTTACCATTCCAGCTAACTCCTCAGTTGCGTTTCCAATTGGTACTGCGGTTACGTTTATCAACCAAAATGGCGCTGGTGTAATAACAATTCAAATAACTACCGACACCATGCGTTTAGCAGGTGCAGGAACAACAGGTAATAGAACTCTTGCTGCAAATGGTGTTGCTACTGCAATTAAGATTACCTCTACCGAATGGATTATTTCAGGCACTGGATTAACCTAATGTTTGCTGCCCGTAATTCTTTCCTAACAGGTGGTCCTGCAACCCCTGGAGCGCCAACAATAGGAACAGCAACTGTTGCATCAGGGACTTCGGTAACTGTTACATATACAGCCCCAGCAAGTGATGGTGGTTCTGTAATTACATCTTATACAGCAACATCAAGTCCAGGCGGTATTACAGGAACAGTATCTCAATCAGGCTCAGGAACAATTACTGTATCTGGTTTAACTACTGGAACATCTTACACATTTACTGTAACTGCAACTAACGCTAACGGAACAGGTCCTGCTAGTGCTGCAAGTAATTCAGTAACTCCAGTTACACTTGCAGGCCAACAATACTATTACGGTACTTACTCCTACGCTGGTGGTTCTTCTATGTACACTTGGGTTTGTCCTGCTGGCGTAACCTCTGTTAGCGTAGTTTGTGTAGGTTCCGGAGGTAATGGCACCGCCACATATTATCAAAACGGTGCAGGCGGTGCTGGAGGTGGTGGTTTAGGATGGAAAAATAATATTGCTGTAACACCAGGAACTGGATACACAGTTGCAGCAGGCGATCTTAATTACAATAGCCCTTCTTCTTCAGGCCAGTTTAATGGTGCAATTTCTTATTTTATAAGTTCAGGCACTGTATCTGGCGGCGGTGGCGCAGGGCATCTTTCACGTACTGGTGGTAGTTATACAGGTGATGGTGGTGGTAATGGTGGTACGGGAGGAGCTGGGTACAACGGATACCCTAGTGGCCCTTATTCACTATCTACTGGTGGTGGCGGTGCTGGTGGTTATACAGGCGCTGGTGGTAATGGTGGGGATGATACGGGTTCTGGAAGCGGTGGCGGCGGTGGCGGCGGTGGCGGCGGCGGTTTTTATAACTTTAGTTACCCTTACTATAACGGCGGCGGCGGTGGCGGTGGCGGTGTTGGGCTTACAGGTCAAGGCGCAAGCGGTGCAGGCGGTACTGGCGGTGGTGCTGGCGGAGGCGGCGGTGGTGGTTCAGGTGGATCAGCCGGCGCTACTGGAGGCGGTATGTTTAGTGGCGGCGCCAGCGGTGGAACTTATTTTGGTGGTGGCGGTGCATCAGGATGGGGTGGTGGTTATGGAGGTCTTGGTGGAGTAAGAATTATGTGGCAAGGTGGAAGTCCTGGTGCACCAAGATCATTCCCATACAATGCCCCTGATGTTTAATTTAAGGAAATAGTATGGAACTTTTTATTCAAGTAGATGAAAACGGACAAACAGTTAACCATCCAATTATGGGCGACAACTTTCGTGAGGCGTTTCCAGATATTGATACTAATAACTTACCAAGTAACTTTGCTCGGTTTGAACGTGTACCTGCTCCAATACCAACTCCGTATGAAAAAAATCGCAGGACAAGTTATCAGAAACGTTCCGATGGCGTTTGGGCAGACACATACGCATGCGACCCAATGACTAGTGAAGAAATAGTTGCACTTCAGAATCAAGTCAAAGCTACTTTTGCCGCAAATAATGGTCCAGCTTCTTGGGTGTTTAACGAGACTACTTGCATGTTTGACCCCCCTGTACCATACCCAAATGACGGAAAATCCTATCGCTGGGACGAACCAACAACTAACTGGGTGGAGATAACAGCGCCTATAGAGGGGGTAAATTAAATGCCAAGCATTGTATCCGCAACAACTAGCTCAGGAATTGCTATAACAGGCGATAACTCAGGAGTACTAGAATTAGCAACCAACGGAAGTACTACTGCGTTGTCTATTGATACCAGTCAGCGAGTATCGTTTAGTGGCTCTTATAAAGAAGCCGTAGTTGCTATTGGTACAGTTACATCTTCAAACACACTAAGTTTAGCAAGCGGCACAGTACAAACAGCTACGTTAACAGCTTCTACAGCGTGTACATTTACTATGCCATCAGCAGTAGCGGGGCAGTCTTTTGTTTTGTTACTTAAGCAAGCAGCCTCTACTGGTAACGGCACAGCTACATTTACTGGTGTTAAATTTGGAACTGCTGGAGCGCCGACAATAACGGCAACCGCTGGTAAGATGGACATTTTGTCTTTTATATCTGACGGTACAAACTGGTACGGCTCTATTGCTCAAGGATATACACCGTAATGTCTGGGATCTTACAAGGCGTCTTGGCTAGCATTGGTGGTATAAGTGGGGGCCAGCAAGTCTACGCATCCGCAGGATCTTATTCTTTTTTAGTTCCTGCGGGAGTTACAACAATTTGTGCCGTTGCTGTTGGAGGAGGGGGCGCAGGGGATGATGGCAACGCTGGTGACGGCGGTGGCGGTGGCGGTGGCGGCGGAGGATTAGCTTACGCTAATGACATTCCTGTAACGCCAGGGAACTCTTATGCTGTAGTTGTTGGCGCTGGTGGTCCTGCTGGTGCTAGTGCTTATGGTAGCAAAGCACAAAACGGCAACCCATCTAGTTTTACTGTTGGGTCTTTTGCAATGACAGGTAATGGTGGAGAAGGAGGGTACCCTTACCCTACAAACCCCGGTAGTTCAGGTGGTACATATAGTTTTAGTAGCACTCCAGGCGGCGTTACAACTGGCGGCGGCAATGGTGGAGGTGGTGGTGGTGGCTACGACGGAGGCGGAGGCGGTGGTGGTGCCGGTGGATTTACTGGTGTTGGTGGAACTGGGGCATTCTCATTAAGTACTGGTAGTGCAGGAGTAGGTTATGGATCTGGCGGTGGCGGCGGTACATCTACTTCTGGATTTGCTGGTGCAAACGGTGGTGGTAGTGGTGGTAATGGTCAATACAACGTAACAGGTGGCGGTGGCGGTGGCGCAAACATAAACAGCACTACAAACCCAACGACATCGGGCGGTAATGGAAATGGTGCAATGAGTTATCCTTCACAAGGTGGTTCGGGTGGGTTTCCTGGTGGTGGAGGCGGTGGGTCATGGGACAATGCCACAGGTGTAACTTCTGCTGGTGGGACTGGTGCAGTTCGTATTATTTGGGGGGCAGGTCGTGCGTTCCCGTCAACAAACACGGGCGATGTGTAAATAACAAAGGATTTTATTTATGGCTATAACAATTGATGGTACAGGTTCAATATCAGGAGTAAGCTCTACTGGTATTTCAGCGGCACAGACAGTTGATGCTTCTAGCATTACAGCTGGGACTTTGGCTGTAGCCAATGGAGGTACAGGAGCATCAACTTTAACTGCTAATAATGTCATTCTTGGTAATGGAATATCAGCACCATTGTTTGTAGCTCCTGGGGCAAACGGTAATGTACTTACATCTAACGGCACTACTTGGACTTCTTTAGCATCAGCAGGTGGTGGTGGATCTTTAATTAATGTGCAAGTTTTTGCAACTGCGGGTACTTATACATATACCAAAACTGCAGGCACCAACAAGATTTATGCTATTTGCATTGGCGGCGGAGGTGGAGGGCAATCT